CAGCAAGCACAATAATTAATGATTTGGCGAGTAAATGTGGTTTTACTGTTAAACAATGTGAATTAAAAAATGATAAGGTTTATAGCATTGGCGAAAGTATATTGGGTAGCGGATTGTATGAAATAGGGCAAATTGTGAAAGATTGCGACAGTCAGATGACTACAAAAAATGATTTTATCTATATTTATCATAATGAAATTAATACGGAAAAAGTCATTAAATTAAGTTATCAAAGCGGACTTTTGGAGGAGCCAAAACCTCAAAATGTTGAAGAAATAAGCTACAAAGTCGAAAAGAAAAAAGAAAGCAAATCAAATAAAAAAGGTGGTAAAAAGTCTAAAAAAAGTAGCAAAAAATCAACAAAAGGAGGTAAAAAAGGTGGCAAAGCAAAAGGGAAAAGCAAACCAAACAAAAAATAGTACTCCAAAATCAAATAAAGGGAATAAAAATAACAAAAAGGGAGTTAAAAATTCAAAAAATAGCAAACAATCCAAGAAATCTGAAAAGAAAGAGAAAAAAGAAGAATTAAAATATGATTATGAAGTCAAATGTCTTTTGATTTACCATCTTAAAAAAGGTGATTTGATTGAATTGATAAGTAATGAAATATCTACTATGTGTCAGATTGTAGAAATTGCTGATATAAGTGATTTTAAAATGACTTTGAAAGTTAGAGTTGTTAATAATGAATCTGATGTTAAGAAAAATAATGCCGAAATTAAGAAAATTGAAAGCAAAGAAAATAAAAAAGGAAAAGTTGCTCAAGTAAAAAGAAATAAAGGGAAAGGCAGAAGAAGATGATAGAAGAATATATGAAATCAATGTTGGGTAAAATCGACACTTCTTTAATAGCAGAGATAACAAAAATACATCCTAATGGATTTGTGGATGTAGAGCCGTTGGCAGAGTTCAGAGAAGTTAAATTGCCTCCGATATTACATGTTCCGATGTGCCAGTTAGGAAATAGAAATATCAATATCAAAATTAATTTCAAAACAGGAGATAAAGTTCCTGTTCTGATTTGCAGCAGAGATATAAGCGGATATATCACAAAAGAAGTTAGTGCGGTAAACACCAATAAAAGACATAATTTAACAAATGCTATTGCTTTGCCAATTTTAATTCCTACTGATCTAACAGCTGTTAATATTCCTGTAAGCATTGAGATTAACGGAGATGTGATTTTAAATGGAAATTTAACAGTTAGCGGAGATGTAAATATTTCAGGAACTTTGACGGTTGGGGATATCAAAGCAAAAAGCCTTGATGCAGAAAGTGGAGTTAGTAAGGGCGGAGTTCCTTACAATCATCCATAGGAGCGTGATTTATGGATATAAAATTAAATAATGCAACTGGAGAATTATATGTTGAAAAAGGAGATATACAATTTTTTGGAGCAAAAGAAAAATATTTTGAAGTTATACAGCAAATTGTTTTAATGTTACATATTCGTGAAGGAGAACTTGAATATGATATAAAATACGGCTTGAATTTTGAAAAGTTATTCGGAACTCACGGAAACGAAAACGAAGTGCTGGAACATATCAGAAATAAAATAATGGGTAATTTTAGAGATTTCTTAAGTAGATGTTATGTTGAAGTCTATGAATACGAAAACAGGCATTTAAAAGTAAATATCGGACTTATCTTTAACAATAGTGAATTGGCATTGATGAAAGGAGTTGGGATTGGTTGGCGAGAATAACAGTAAATACAGTGCAGGATAACATGAATATCTTGAATAATGAATTAAAAACATTGCTAAAAGACGACTTCTCCAATGATAAGCGGAGTGCTTGGTATATGCTTACGTATCCTGTGGCAAGGCTTCTAAGGGAGAAAATGGAAAGACAGCAGATACAAGCAGAAAAAATGAATTTGCTTAACTGTGAGGGTATAGAAATAGATGAACATTTAGCAAATAGTCCGTTTTTCTTTAAACGTAAACAGGAAAGTCAGGCAACAGTGAAAATTGAACTTATAGGTGGATTAAATGTTCCTCTTGAAATAGGAGATGTAATTGTTGAAGCGAATGACGGAACAAGATATACGCTTTCAGAAAATGGAACGTTAAATAATAAAACTACTTTTGAATTCACTTGTGATACAGCAGGAGAGCAAGGAAATAAGGAAGTTGGAAGTATTATTAAATTAGTTAAAGTTGTAAATGGTGTATACGATTTTAAACAAAACGAAATTGCGGCTGGAGGACAAGAGCAGGAAAGCGACAACGAATATATTGAACGTTGGTTTTTAAGTAGAAATGAAAGTGAGTGGAATCTGGACGGAATAAGAGCGGAAGTGTTAAAACAGGAAGGTGTTAAATCTGTATATGCCGATGAAAATAAAACAATGCAAGTTGACAGCAAGGGATTAGAACCAAAATCAATTGTTTTAATAGTAGACGGCGGAAGAAACGAAGATATAGCGAACGCTATATGGAAGAAAAAAGATCAGGCTATTCAAATGAATGGTGACACAATTGTAACCGTCAAAGATAATCAGGGAATAGACAGAGAAGTAAAATTTTACAGACCAAAAAAAAGAGAAGTGCAAGTAAAAATCGAATTCCAAAAAGCTGATGGAGTAAATATTCTTGAAGAAAATTTGAGAGATATTGTAAAAGAATATATTAAATCTGTAAAAGTAGGGGAATATATTACAAGTTATAAATGTGAAAGCGAATTTATAAGAACGGTGTATTCAGCTGATAAATTATTGAATGTAGATATTACTTTTAAATTCAAAGAAACTCCTGGAATAGTTTTTGAAAAAGTATTGAAGCTAAGATTTAACGAGGTGGCTGAATATGTCGAATAATTATGAGTACTTACTTTCTAAATGTCCATGGTGGCTTAAAAAAAATAATAATGTTCAATCTTTTTATAAAGCTGTAGCTAAATTGTTTGATGAAATTGATAAAATTTATAATTTATTAGAAAAACAGTACCTAATAGATTATGCAAACGGAGAATTTCTTGATGATTTAGGAGAAAAATTTAATGTTACTAGAAACGGACAAACTGATGACAGATACAGAAATAGAATTAAACTAGCTATGAGAAAATACAAGTTAGTTCCAAACTTAGAAACAATAAGCAATATTGGGGAAATGTTCACAGGATTAACTCCAGCAATTGAATTAAATAAAAACAATGAACCAGCACAATACGATGTTAAATTTATAAGCAACAAAGATTATGATTATTCTTTAATTGATGAATTAGATTTGAATGATATTGTAGGTGGAGGAGTAAAGGTAAATACACATAAATGCTTGGATAATTATGTAGTCAGAACGAGATTTGGAAGCAAAACTTTAGGACAAAGTGTAATTAAAAACGAAGTCAAAAGAAATCCAGTTTGTAACTTTGCATATTCAAGATTTGGGCGATTTGGTCGGAACAGCTTAGGACAACTGGATTTGGGAGAAGAAAATATTATTGATTTGAAATAGGAGGGAAGATGGCAAAACTAACTAAATTTAAAGCACAACAAGTGGAATTTGGCACACACTACAAAATCGAAGAAACGAACAGAGGAGATACAAAAATAAAGAGTATAACACCAGCTTTTGGAAATATAAGAGAACTAGGGACACCTGAAACAGAAGAAATTTACAATGGATTGCAACTCGGAAACGTTCATACTTTACAGGCGATAAAAAGTACTAATTTAAATATTGATTATTACATCTGCAATTTAGACGGATTAACAGAATTTGGGCTAAACAATGACTTAAAATTAAGAATAACAGTAGACAATGCTAACACAAATACAACAACAAAATTAAGACTTAATAATGTCGATTATACGTTGTTGAAAGAACACAACGGAACTTTAAAACAAATAGAAGCAGAAGATTTTAAACCAAACAAAAGTTACGAATTAGTATTTAATGGAAGTCAATTTGTTGTGATAAATATTATGGAATACGGCACAACAGCAGGCACAGCCCTCGAAGGTAACCGCCTAGCCGAAATAATAGGACTAGAATTCGGCGGAAATATTCAGGACACAGGAAACAAAGTTAAAGGGAAATTTTACTTTGATAACGTTACCAAGTTCTATTATGAGTGCATAGAAAATACAAGTTTGACATATAACGATGCTACTAAATTTAGAGCAATTTCTAATAAGCCAATTTCAGATAGAGTTGGGAATCTTTATAAGACAAAGATTCTAAAAAATTCTCAAATCGACAGTAGAATAACGTCCTACTTCAAGGATTGTTATTTAATTAAGCAGGGTAATATAGCAGTATTTAGTGGATATTTAGACCCACAATTCGACAGAAGTATAAATACT